TCGGATGCATGAATACTATCGATAATTCGCTCTGCACCAGCACCATCAAGTATGATGTCACCTAGTTTTAATTCTTTTTGGAATGAAGTTCCGAAACCAGTTACGGCTTTAGTAGCAATCGTAACTGTTCCTGTTAGTGTGTTGTCCTTATTTGCATAAATGTCTGCAGTAAATATTTCTCTACTATTGTTCGTTGAAGTTTGTGTGATCGACCTTGCTCTGTCGATATTATATGTTCTCACTGCAGTAACATCTACTATAACAGCAGTATTTCCTGCACCCTTAACTGAAATTGCATCTGCAGCTGTAAATGTTCCTACAACATCGTGAACCAATATAGATGCACCACCTGAAGTAACTGTAGTTGCAACAATACCTGTTGCACCTGAAGATGAACCAGTGACTTTGTCCCCTACAACAAACGATGCAACTGAGGTTGGCCCTGTAAGTTTAGTAAACATCTTGATGTCAAACATGTACATGTTCCATCTAGATACATCTGTATAAACATTAGACGCAGCTGTTCCTGTATCTAAATCGACATTTCTAACTCTAGCAAACCCGATTTGACCTGCAGTTGGTTTAGTTCCTGCAGTAGTAATTGTTGTATCCCATAACTCACATGCTTTAAATGGGGTCATTGTATCTGATCCACTCTCATTACCAAATTCAGGTAAAGAGTGGGTGTTTAGAACTTTAAGTCTGTTCCCCATACGAACTGGTGTGTTCGCATTATCTAATGATGTAGTTGTTCGTGCTTTATTAAGAGCAATTGTGGATGTTCCAATTTTATCAATCTCGTACCCTTTAACGTACGCTTTGCCTGGCGATACTTGAAGTACTAGTTTTCCTTCATCGCCACCATTTCGTTTAGTGTAGAACCCCATATTTGTGGAGTCGTCTAAATGTTCTCTTAAACTATGTGTGTATTGGTTTAAAACAAAATCACCGTTTGCATCGAAAGTTCTTCGTGCAAGTGTATTTTCTATAGCACCGTATATTGGTTTATTGATTGCAATTTCAATAATACCTTTATTGACTCTTATTAACTCAACAAAGTCTGTGTCGTCTGTAGTAGTAAGTGAATACTTACTAAGTGTTAGTGCAAACTTTAATCTGTCTGCACCAGTTGAATTTTCGTTTGATGTTCCTGTTGAATTATCTAATAGTGAAATATCTGCTGCAGAACCAACCAGTGATTCCGTGATAGTAAGACCAATCCTATATGAAGGTTTACCGTTATATTTTTCAAGAAGAAGTTCTTGTGCAGGAAGTTTGACATAGAATCCTCTAACAAAAACAATACCTTCTTTGATCGCTGCCATTGAAGCAAGACCACTAGGATGATCTGCATCTGTTTTTGCTTTAACTTCTAATTCGTTTAAGTTTGCTGTAACAACGGAAGCTGCTCCGTCTGCACCTAATAGTACTTCTTGTAATTCTTCTGTTGCTAAGAAGGTAGCTGAATTCCGATCATTTGTTCCCTGTGTTGCATATTTTACAAAGACAGTAAGTGCATCGTCTGTAGTTTCTGCACTAGTAATTATAACCTTACCAACAACTCCTGAAGTTTTACCTTGGTAGTATTTTCCAACAAGTGCTGTTCTGTAGGTTTCTACATTTGCATCACCTAGAGCATTGGGGTTTGCAGACTTTACTTTAACATAATATAATTCTAAATCAAGACCTGATTGAGCTCCTTCAACAATGGAACCTTCTTTAAATAAATGGGAACCTGATCTTTCAATTTGATTTTGTAGTATGGATTGTGACTGAATTAATTCACGAGATTGAAGAGCTCGTCCTGAACGGAACAATACCTTATGGAAGTTTTTATCTTCAGTATAATCGTCATAGTAGGGTGATACGTTTAGATCAGTTTTTTCTGTCATAGTCCTTAACTCTTATGTTTAGTCAATGTAAAGTTTCTCATAATTGAGAAAGATTACATTTCAATAATTAATTTGATATCTTCTATCTGATCTGCAGCTCTTGTTACTGCTCCCCTATTTTCAATATACAAAATTTGTCCTGAATATTTTTCTACTTCTGGGAATGCTGCATTCACTGAAGAGACTGTACCTAATGAAGAACCAGTTGCATCTTTATAAATGCTGTTTGTTGATACAAAGTTTGCGAAATCCCCAGCACTATTTGCTATTGGGATATGTGAAACTACGGTTCCAGTTATAGAAATGATTCTTGATACTGCAACTCCTGTTCCATTAGCATTTGCATTTCCGATTGTGTCATCTACTTCAAGTCCAGCAACTGATGATAAAGTCATTTGATGATATGCGGCCATTGAAGCAAGAGCAGAAACTTCTGTATCTCCAACAGCAAATGGGTCTTGTACAAGTCCTATTCTACGGAAATCATTATCCGTAGGGAAGTCACCACTACCTTCACCAAACTCTAATCTAGAGTTTACGATGACATGGTTTCCACCTAATTCTTGAATAAGATCAGCACCGTGTCCGATAACTGGAGAGATAATACATTTAACTATTGCATTTGAACCACCACCAATTCCTGATAAACCAGTTGTAGTTGTTGCAATGATAACTTGTGCTCTCTTATAACCTGTGCCTGCCGTTGTTACTGTGATGTGTGTAAGTGCTCCACCTGAAACATGAACTGTACAAACTCCACCTGAACCGTCTCCTACAATAGGAACTCCTTCGTATGCACCATCACCATTATTATAACCTGAACCTGCATTAGTAACTATTGCATGATAAACTGCACCATCAACTGCATCGTTTTCAACATCCCATTGAGCTGAACCATCATCGGCATAGGTAGCATTTAATCCACCATTTTGTCCGTCAATTTCTGTTTGAACACCTAGTGTTTTAACTGGGATAAAATCGTTAGTTACAAATTTAATTGTATCTGAGGCAGTAACAGTATACATGTATTTCCATTGGTAACCAGTTGTTCCACAATTAGCATCTGAAGTTGTATATATCAGTGTTGAGGATGTTCCTGTTGGTTCTACTGTAGAGGGTTGAACGGCACGACTTGTTGAATGTCTTCCTGTTCTGATACATTTATAAACATTGTAATCAGATGTCATCACATAGAACCTTGAAGCGAATAAACTAGTTGCCGCAGTTGCAGGAGAAGTATTAGTTGCACTGTAATCAGCTGCATACTCATCGTAAGATGTTCCTGTTGCCCAATCGTATCTTGTTAATCCGTGTGATACATCAGCACTACCAACCTTTTTCAATGCAGTCATGTCTGACCATGCATCAATTTCCTCGGAAACTCCGTTTACAGGTGTTGGGGGTGATGTGTCAATCGGCCAAGAATGTGCTCGACCTATAAAAATATATGTTGAAGAAGCACTTTCTCCGAAGTCTTCTTTGAATTGTTTAGCGTTATGTACTCTAAACTTTTCCGTGATTATTGCTGCCATTTGTTTCTATCTCCTAGATATTTATAATACTATTTATGCAGTTGCAGAGTTGATGTATGCACTATATGTAATATTTGTTCGTTTTCTTTCTTGATTCTCATATTCGGGTACAAAAAGGTTTGGATAAAAGTTGGATAAATCCTGTACTCTTAACCCTTCGGGTTTAGATCGTTCATCCATCAATGTTCCTGTTCCATCTTCTAATCTAAAACTATCGCCTAAACCTGCTTCAGTATTTGGGTCACCAATAGATGCATTTCCTGATTCCTGTTTTAGATAATAAGCGATGTTATATGTTTGTTGACCAGTAATAGTATTTAGACTGCGGAAAGTACTTCCTAATGGAACAAATGAAGTTATTCCAACCTCACTCATATCTTCTGCAATGAACGGTACTTCCGTTTCGGATACTATTCGGTCACCATCTTCAAAATAGAACCCACCACTTTCAAGTTCTATACTTCTTTCAGTTACAAAATGTTGAACTTCAAGAAGTGTTGTGTCTGATTCTAAATTTATTAAGTCTAGTCCGTCCTCAGTTACAATCCTTTCCCCATACTCTCCTTGATGATGTACATTTTCTTTAAGTGCCTCATCAAATCGTAAATAGTTGGGTACTGATTCAAATTCTATTAGTCCACCTTCTTCTAATACTAAACTTTCATGAGATGGAGTCCATAATTGAATGACTATACCTTGATCTGAAGGCCTTCGTTCTGTTTCTATTCTTAACCAATTGTTATCTTTAGAACGAAGATTCAACACGGACATCATATCATCTAGTCTAGGTGAACTTTGTGTTATTGCAGATGCAAAAGTATTTATGACACTGATATTCATATGTCTACTTCTCATCATAGAGTCATGGACTTCAGTTCCTTCTCCTGTCTGGATACCATTGACCATTGCAAATGCAGTCAAAGCACCACCAGTTCTTGGGTCTGTATTGAATGCAGGTTGTCCTGCTTCTCCTAATACAGTGAATGGATCATTAACCTCATCCGATAAAGTGTAAATTTTTACTGTTCTCTCGGAACTAGCAAATGCATTTGGCACACCTAGTGCCGCATTTAGTGGAATAATAACTGTGGGTAGAAAGGTAGATTTCATTGCTGAACTGGTTATATTTTTCTCAAATGAAAGTTCACCAAAGAAGATGTGTCCAGCAGGGTGAAGTAGTTCTTTAACTATACTTCTCCACTTGTTAATAGACTCTCCAAGTTTTATAACATAGGAGTGAGTCTGATAAAGTAGTCCGTCTTGTAGTCTTGATGCATTGGCATTAAGTGTTCCGTAATCTCCAACATAGTGTTGATCGATAATACCTTCACCTGCATATAATCCTCTTCCATCATAGTTATTACTTTTTATAGTATAAAAATAATCAACTGCATTATAGGTAACCTTCTCGTTATCATAGAACATTCCTGATAAATCTTTATAGGTTAGAATATGTGTGTCTGCATTATATGAAACAACTTTTGCAGTAGTTCCTGATAACGCACCTGTTATAACTATATCTCTGTTTAAATTAGCAGTGTGATTTTTAATTAGTATAGGGAAGTATGAACTTCCTGACAAAAGACCATCTTCATTAAATTTATTACCTTGATCGAGGATATTGATTGAAGCAACACCACCGATTACATCTGAGTAACAATAAAGTTTTGCACCTGTTCCACTTGATACATTATGTTGTTTTATCAATGCAGTAGTTGTACTGTCTGCACCAGTTATCGTTGCACCAGTTACAAATACTCCTATATGTGAGGAAAGTCTTTTGATAACAAGTCTATTGTTCTCTGAGTCTATTCTTAAAATAGTACCGTTTGCTATGACTGTTGAACCTGAATGGGTAGCGACTACTTCTCCTACTTGGAATCCTGCAGTCGAAGCTACATAGATATATCCGCCTGGATGTACTCTAGGTATAGAGGTGAATTGACCACCGTCTCTTAGAAGTATACTTCTTATTCTTCCGTCATCAGCAACTCTTGATCCACCACTCATATAACCGTCATAGTCGATGGTACTTCCATCTTCGTATACAACTCTGTTATATTCAGTGTAAAGTTCTACTAATTGACCTGCTGTACACGCAACTAAAAATACAACTCTGTCATTCTTCCATGTGTAATCTGTGTATTCTGTTTTTTTGATACCGTCAAGATATACATCGAGTGCATTATCATTGAAGATGATAAAGTGTCCATTGTTATCTTTAACACCAGCTCCACCAATCAGTGTTTGTCCTGCAGTTGTTGTAATCTCATAGTGTCCAAATGTTGAACCACCTTCTAATAGAATCTCGTCTCCAGTAGAACCGATGACTGCCTCTGCATTACCACCTTCTCCACCTTCAAATACAACCATGTCTCCAGCTTCATAATTGGTTCCTGCGACTTCAATCATGATTTCTGTGAGTGATCCTTCCACCAAACCACTTATAGTGGACAGTGTTTCTATGGTATCGGTATCTAACTTAGAACCAGTAATGTTAATTTTATCATTTAAGGTGTACATAGAACCAAAAGGATTTACTTTGGTTTCTAGTAATGCACCACCACCATGAGTAGCTTCTGTATTTAATTGACTTCCGTCATAAGTTCCACTATAGACTGCAGCTAGACCTGATTCTAAAAGTATGTCGCCACTATCATTGTGGGATATGTAACTAGACGAACCTTCTGTAACATCTGCAATAATACCATTGATTGTTCCAGTAACAGTTGTCACACCATCACGGTCTAAAATTTTAACTGTAGAACCTTCTGTAAAGACTCCTGCATGGTTGTTCATTATTTCTAATGAATATAAGTTTGTTGATGCGTCATCAATATGAACATAATCTATAACTGCTTGAGCTTCGATGTCTATTCCATTTGATGCATATTGAGTAACTTTATCATTTGCTTCAGGAATACCTGAAGTCATAGTTACTCTCATTCTTCTTTTTTCCGAATACCCTGACTCACCTACATGAATAGTTTCTTCGATTGGATATCTTATTGTAGCGTCTTGAGCATACAGAACTCTCATTAAGAATTGTATTGAATCTACTGTACCTTTCTTCTTGTAAAGGTCTTGGATATTTTTGATTGTTAATCGTTTATTTTTTAAAGATGCCAAATCGATTGATGGCATAAAGTCTTTTTGGAAGTATTCTAAGAAATCTTCTGTAGTGTTATCGATATCAGAATAATCCAATAGTCGATTGTTGGCGAGAATACTATTCTCTTTATATGATTTAACTACACCTGTTTGATTAGACTCTCTTCCTTCAACAGTTTCGCCTGATGCAAAACCATTTCCTGAAATTGATCTGAGATATATTGTGTTACCGTTGATTATCTCAATTTGTGCAACGGACTTACTTGTTTTTCCTACAATGTATTCATCTTCTGTAAAGGGTTCAGCATTAACATTTGAATTAGTTAATGTTACTTCCTGTAAGATTTTTGATGAATCTTCTGAAGGTGAGGGAGATACGGTAGCCTTCTCTAAGAGTAGACTACCAGTACCATCCTCGTTTAAAACCCCATCTATGTCACTTTGAGACGAAAGTACAAGTACTTCTGCCTCAAGGAATTCAAAATATGCTTTAAGGAAAGCTTCAAACGCAGGGGCTTCGTCTCTTAAATACTCAGGGAGCAGAGAGGGAAGTCTATACGAAAGTTTATCCTTTGTATATTTTTCGTGTGCCATAGATGTTTCCTATTTTAAGTTAGTGTCGCACCAACTTGTGAAATAGGGAACCATGAAGTTCCATTCCAAATACAAATAACCGCTTCGCCTCTTGAATCAAGAACGATTTGATTAGTCGTATCTGCACTGTAACCCCATGCTGATACTGTTATATTAGCTGCATAAGTAGAGGCGGGTTCAGTTGAAGCAAAAATTACTTTTAACTGACCTACGTCTGTGCCATTGCCTAATGTAAACGCCACATCTGCTGAAGCACTCGTTAAGTCGATTGCTGTTGCAAATGTTGTTGCAAGAGTTGTTGCTGTTGCAGTTAATGTCGCAATATCGTCTATCGCTAAATGCGTAGGGATATTTTCAAATAACTGACCAATAGTCATTTTCTTGTTGACGGGCGTTCCGCCGGGATTGTCTACAATATGTAGAAGGTCATCTGCACCGATGTCTGTATCAGCTACCAGTGATAATGCACTTATTTTTTTATCTGCCATTGTTGTTTTCTCCTATAAAAACCAAATTAATGGGATGCTACTCTGAGCATGGAACCTACCATCTCAGACCACTTTATTCATAATTTAATATGATGAGTTCGATGTAGAATTAAATCCTACACCAGCACTCGATTCACCACTTGCGATGGTGTCTACTTCCCCTAATACTTTAATATCGGCCGCCGAGATATCAATTAAGATTCCTCGTGTTGCAACAACATCATTGCCGTTAGGTATCATGGTGAAGTCAATCGTTGAATCAACATTAACCGTTGAGGTTATATTGACAGCATTGATTGTAATTAGTCCAGTCGAATAGTCTATTGTTCCTGCAGAACTATCCGTATAAATTCTTGTTGCCCCTGAAAGATAATATTCCCTCAAAGCTCCTTTACCATCGTCATCGTAGTAATGGATATTGGTTGCATCTCCTACTGAGTAGAAACCAGTTGTACTTGTAATACCACCGCTTAGTGCGTTGTATCCTAAATTAGGATTATAGAAACCGTTTCCAAACCCTACAGAATAACCTATAATTTGTCCTATCTTCGCAGTTACTTTTTTTCTTAATCTAACATTAGTAGTGTTACTCAAAACTGCACCATTCGATGCATCAATATCTTTAATAAGATTTGAGTGTCTAAAGATTGCATCAAAGTTTGTTAAATGAATGTCATCGTATGTATTGATTGCACTTGTAACTATAGTCTCTAATTCTCCTTTTGAAAGAGTTGTTCCTCGTTCATTATATTTGAAAGTTGTAGTTAGAAGAATCTTAACTATCTCTGCATCAACGATCTCAGGACGAACAGTTAACATGTTCAAACTCTTCAGTTTTTTTGTTACTACAAGTTTCTCTGAATTTGAAAGATAGTCTGAGTTCAATGGTTTGATTGCAAGGAATACTTTTCCGTATACTGGGGGATCATTATCTTCCCCACCCCATACTGCAACTGCATCTGCATTCGGGTAATACTCACTGACTTTTGCTTTGTAGTCATTCAGTGTTACCAGTCTGTTCTGAGAAGTATAAAACTTCGTTGCTTTAAATTTAATTGATTCGATTGATTCTTTCTCTCCACCACCAGCTGCAACTGAAGTAGTAGTAACAGTTGAATCTGTATATCCGTTAATTGCAGTTACTTGTGAAAATGTTTTTACCCCATTGCAATGAACATCATCTACAATAACATAAGTAACAGTAATGACATCCCCATCCTTTAGAGCTGCACCTAGTGTGCCGTCTCCAAAGTATAATTCAACAAACCCCTCTTCATTTTCTTGTGTGTAATAAACGGTTGAGGTAGTTTTAATAGTAGACACATCAGTAGATAAAGTATAAGTTGTTGAAGTTCCATCTGAGTTTACTGATACATCAATTCTTGATCTGTCAACCCTTTCGTTGGATAACACAAATTTTGGATTAGCAACCTGATTGTCAAACACAAATGTATCAGAAGCATAAGTTCCCTGTACTAAAGGAACATTTTTATAATCATATGTTGACCCATTCTGACTAGGGACTAAAGTATTAGGAACAGTAAATCCAAATACCTTCCCATCAAAATTTACATTAAATATTGCACCTCTTAGAAGAGACATTTCCCCAGTTGTCGGATAAGTTCCATCTGCATTTCTAACATTCTTTAATGCGACATCTACGATTGCAGTTGCTGCACTTTCTGAGCCTGGCGTAAATCCTAAATCCTTTGCACGAGATACAACATTCTTTCTGATCTGTGCAGAGTCTAGGAAGAGTTCACTACCTGCGATGTTTGTATTGACAGCACCAATGTGTGCTGCATAGGCAAGTAGGTCAACCAGTACCGACATAGTAGAACCTTCAAAGTCATAGTCCTTTAGTTGGTCTTGTCCTTGCAGATACCCTTTTAGATTACTTGCTATATCATCGAAGTCTAAATCGGTTACATTTATTTGTGAACTTTTTATTGCCATGTTATCTTGCCCTTGTTACTGTGAGCTCTAATTCTTGGTTAGCTGCCACATTTATAATTGAATAGTGTATGTTTACAGCAATTTCATTACTGTTACCAGTTAAGAGATTTACTACCACATTGCTGACCCTAGGTTCAAATGTTGTCAACAAATCTCTAATTCTGTTCTCCATCTTTCTCAGCTGTCTGCTAGTAGTCAACTCAAATAGAAGGTTTCTGATAGAACCACCAAAGCCTGGTTTAAACGGTCTTTCAAAATGGTTAGTTAATATAATATTTTTAACTGATCTCTTAACTGCTTCTGCATCAGTTCTCACAACCACATCTCCAGTCTGAGGATGTCTTCTAAAAAGTAAGTCTAAATCCCTATATGTACCTTTAGAGGTAGCTACAGTCTTTGCTTCATTGATTATATCTATTGCCATATATCTATTTATACTCCAGTGAAGATGAGACTTCTTTCTATATTAAAATTAATGCAACATCTTTCGTAACACCCGAATCATACTCAGATTGAGTCAATGGTGCAGTGTTAAATGTTACTGTGTTTCCTGATTTTTGCATTTGGTTCGGGAAGATACCTTCTTCTATTTCAACTCCGTCTATAAAAGCGTGTAGTGTTCCACTTCCAGTTGAGACTGAGAATGCTGTTTCATCTATCTGTTCTTCATTTTTCATTTTAGTAAATGCAACTCCATCGTCACTGCCTTTATCTTGAGTTTTTGGAGCATTAACAGTGTCTTTTGTAACGACACTTATGATACCTGCAATTGCTGGTAGTTGTAAATTAATACCCATAGGCATACCAATTAGTTTCAAGAAGTCACACCATGTTAGAAACATAAACTCAAAAATTGCACCCAATCCTATCGCACTAAAAAACTTCTTAACTACTTTTACCCATTCAAACAGTATCTTCTTATGGAAATTCATTTTAAATTCTTCCAGTGCAAATAACATTTCAGAAATTTCTTCTTCAATTGATTCAGTAGTTGATTTTATTGAAGCACCTAAAATTTTTCCTATACTAAAACCAAAGATTTTAAGGTCTAGTATAGTGTCTCTAATCAATTTTACAAATGCATCTTTAGCTGAAAACATTTCATCCTGCATCTTCTTTAAATCTGCTTCCAGTTTATCCAACTCTTCCGATTTCTTTATATAGTCTTCCATACTAATATCATCGGCTGCTAATTCCTCTTTTAGTTTTTCTATCTTGTCTTTTAGTTTACCAATATCTGTTTGGAATTTTTCCTTTAAAGCTTTCCACTGATCTTTTATGGCTTTGATTGCACTTGCTATAAATGCCTTTACATCAAAATTCATAATGTCTATTAATATTTGAATAGGTAAATCAGGCAAATTTAACAGACTCCAAATCTTATCAAAGATACCTAGTACTGCTTGTATTGCTTTAAGATACCAATTCTGCAACCACTCTTTAATTTCCTTTTTAATCCATTTCCAAATTATCTTTCCTTTTGCTTTGTTGTCTACTACTCCGAATTCACCATCAAATTGTCTAAACTCTTCAGGAACAAGTTGCCAAAATTTCTCAATAAACCCATCCTTTAAATCGTAGATTATATCAATCGCACTAAGCATCTCTTTCTTTTGTGCTTCTAGTTTTTCCATCTCTTCCGATTTCTTTATATGGTCTTCCATACTAATGTCGGGGTCTGCTAACTCTTCTACCAATTTTGCTATTTTATCATTAATCTTTTCAAGTTCTTTAAACTTCTCTACTATTTGTAAATCAAAATTAATACCTGAAATTTGGTCTTGCAATTCTTTTTGATAAGCAGGGTCGGTGACTAGTTTTAACACATCAATCGATATGCCCAAAACATTGATTGCAAAACTAATAGGAACTAACTTAGATAATAATTCAGCAATTTTTACTGGTATATAAAGATGGAACTCCTGAAGTAATTCTTCAAATGCATCTCTGGCCTCTTTTTGCCAATCACGATTTAGACCTTTTGTATTCCACCAAGGGGATAAGACATCACTTAGTATATCAACAAATTCTTCAACAGTTTTTACAACATCATCAATCTCTTTCTGTATTACACCCTCGATTTGAGTCTTGATGTAATCTTCTTTTTCTGCTATCTCTTTGTTTATCGCATCTCTTGCTTCTTCTGTATCTGCTTCCTCTAATTGTTTATATAAGTCTGCAATTTCCTTCGCCTTTTCCGCCTTCATCTCTTGGACTTTTCCAATCATCTTGCCAGGTAAAGCAGCTATTTCATTAAATGCGTTTACGATTTCTTCTTTTGTTGGTAAGGAAAATATATCCCCTTCAGGACATGGGAACGAACCCGCTATGGTTTCCTCTAAGGGTTCAACTTTACTTTCTTCACTAGTTGCCATAATTATGAGTTCGGCCTAAATTCAGAGCCTTTTACTAATACTTTGTCTGCTGTTAAGGTTAAGTTTCCACCCGCTTCAAGGTCTAGGTTTCCTGAAAGTGAAGCAATCTTAACATCACTGGAACCCTTGATATCAATCTTTCCAATTGCATGAATATTTGCATCACCTAAAACTTTAATGTTAACTTTACCACCGATATGCACTTCGTTGTCTTTACAAAGTATTGTGTAGTTGTCATTTACAACTCTAGTCACCATAGAACCATCGGGATGAATCTCCTGAAAAGTTCCTGACCTATGTTCAATTGCAAGTCTTTCGGCACTAGGTGTATCATCCATCTCTATGACATGACCTGACTCTGACTGAATAACTTTGTTATATGGGTAGACTGGTTTTGCAGGAGATTTTATTGCCTTTTTAGTAGAAATAAGGTCTTTAGGTATGTCTCTTCCTGCATGAAGGTCTTTTTCATCCGTAGTATCAGCGAGTTTAGATAAGTCTGAACTATCCATGTATAATGGATAGTAAGGTAAATCTTTTTCGGTAAGTGTGGGTTCTTCAATTGAAGACCCCTTGCCTATATAACTAATACCTCTAGATTCATAAATTTTAGGTGCAGTGTCTAGTGCAGTAGTAAGGCCATGTCCTCTTCTACTGTCCATATCGGGGTTCGGGCCATCAGATGTTCCATCATAACCTGATACTGTAAGTTGTCTAGGGTCATTAAATCCTTTATCTACTGACCGAGTCAGCTGTTCATCCGTTGCAGTCTCCCTATAACCCGCTTGAGGTATACCTGCAGTTGACCCAATAATTACTGGTTGTTGACATGCGTGTTCATCTCTAAAGAACAACAATACCGTAGACCCTTCCACGAGTCCGTGTTGTGTTCCGAATCCTGATAACCCTGCAGAAGTAGTAGGTAATACAACTTGAGCCCATGGAAGATCGGGTGTCGCAATTAAATGTTTCTTATCAGTATGAATACCATGTACACGAACACGCACCCTACCTATCTTAAGTGGGTCTTGTCTATCCTCTACTATTCCGTAATAAGTTTTCATTATACTACTTCTTCAGGATCAGCTGAATCCAATATTGGTGTTGCTTTTGATATGTCTCTTGCGTAACTCTCTTTAACACACTCTAAATTCATCTCACCTGAAGCATTAAAAAAACTTCCGTTAATACCGAGAGAAGTAATTAGATATCTATGGTCATTAACTTTATCCGTTGGAGAACTAGTTTCGCTATATAGTTCAGGTTCAGGTATCTTAAGATTAATGATAGTGCCCACTGATATATCTGTTCTTAACGGTATGACAACTTCAATTCTATTCTGCTGTAATATTTCAAGTAATGCTTTTCTCTCTAGAATTCCATTGCTCTTAAAAGTCTGTCCTTTGAATATAGGGTCTGATGTAATGTCTGCACTGTTATCAAAATCGTGATTACTATTGTAATCATAAAGAACTACAGCGTCAGACGCTTTGTTTGGGGCAAGATCAACACCTATTTCATTGACTTTAGGACTTATCTTTGGGTCAACTATATTCTCAGTAGATAACATTCTTTCTTGTTCATTTAATAACATCTTACTTGTTCTTATCATAGGATATCCTGAGACATGGTTTTTACTACGGCCAAAAGTCTCTTCCATATCGTAGATGATATCTTCTTCGATTTTTTTAATTGGGTCATACACTTTTGCACTTGAAGCGTATGCACCACTCTGTGTTCCCCAAAGTGTATCAAATACTTGAGGTCGTTTAATGGAAATAATCTGAGAGTTCAAACCGCCAGGCGCATTGATATTCTTGTTATCGGTATCTGATGCTGACAACGGTAATAATGAAAAATCTATTGGAAACTCTTCACTAAACATTGTGTCAATTGATCTAAATCTAAATCCACCATTCAGTGTTTGGTAAAAAAACATCCCATTCCTATATACGGCCTCAGTACCCTTATTTGCATTTAAACAAATAAACTCAAGAAATCGAGCGATAGTCCAGTTAGGTACAATAAACTGTTGGTTAGGTGGGACACTATCTTCCCAATTATCAATTTCTTTTGCTGTAACATTACAATGATCCATCATTACTTGACCTAACATATCACTGTAAGAACCTCTAAGAGTTTTACTAAGTCGGGTTCGCAAGGAAGTAAACTTTGCAGGGTCACAAATTTTAAATTGATATGTTTGTACTGTCCCTTCTTTTCTTAGTACAGTGACAATTTGATAAACTCTAAATGTCTTATCAATAGAGAATTTCTTATCAGAGAACTCGTCATCACAAGTGCCTTCTCTTTGATTTATAGCTATACGGATGAATTCCTGTCCAGTAAACCTAAAGTTTTTTAACAGGTTTAAACCATCAGCCATCGACACATCTCCTGTGACAAACTTCTTCTCGATATCTTCATAAAGACGAAAACTTATTGCAATTCCACTAAGGTCTAAGCTTTCCCCTTCTTGATTGACTATGTGGAGTGCTTCGGTTTGAAATTCGCCTGCTTTATAACTACTCATTTGCCATCAGTCGTTCAAATTCTGCTACAACTTGTCGGATTTTACCAGGCCTAATAATTTTAATAGTCCTCTTTTTTTCATTTTCTTCCGACTCTTCAGTGTAATGTGATACTGCAGTCCACCCAACACCACCGTTATTTCTTCGATTACCCTCTGCATCTTTATAATGATGAGCTGTATCTCTATGTTCAGTAACAGAAGTTATACTAAATGATTTAGCACTTTTATTACCTGTGACTGTTTCAGTTGCAGGATGCTCTGGCGTTTCAAAAGTATCTGCCCCTTCTACAACGATTCTTTTATGTGTTGGTTCTACTCGTATTATCTTTCCAGTCTTTCCTAGACTAGATATTATTGTTTCACCAACCACAAATTTATTGTCTTTAAGCCACCCTGTTGGATTTATCTCTGTTATTACTGAAGTATCGTAAGTGGGTGGTTGAATAATATCAGAGGTAAGTGCTGCGTTTAAACTTTGGCCTGGAAATTTTGCATTTATATATGTTTCAAAGGTTTGAAAATCCATATGCCAATCATAATAGTTTGTAAAATCATTGACTAGAAAAAGAGTCCAATGTAAATCACCATTACCATAAAGTTTAGATGCAACGACATCGGGTCTTTCTCCATCTAATATTTCATATTTTTGATAATCAATTAGAGTATCTTGTGCAGACTTTTCAACTTGTACTTTACGGAAGAAATCCTTAATGGTAACAATCTTACCAGTGTTAAGAGTGTATTGTAATTTAGGAAAATTTTTAAATAATTGGTCTGACATTATGTGCCGCCTCCGCCTGCAGCAACTTTATCATCAAACTTCGGGTTATAATTATCGACTGCGCTTTCCATCTGCGTTTTTGCCAATTCCTTGCCTGCGTTACTAGCGAATGGAGAAATCCCCTGATATGATTCTTGAGAAAGAACTTTGATTTCTGAAAATGTTAATTTCATTGATGATGATACTGGTTGACCATTTGCAAAGGTGGTAACTTTTTGACCGTTAAAGTGGTCAACACTACATCCAGTACAAACCATGGGTAAGAACCCATCTACTTTCCCAGCAATAGGGCCTTCAAATTCCACATCAAATATGTTAGGCATGTTCAACCAGTTTTGAACGTCCGCTCCATCGAATCCATAAGTATCAGGTAACATAGCGGTTCTAAATGTGTATATAATTTGATTGACCATATTTGCTTCTGCTTCATTCTTTGGCCAGAACTCATAATTAAAATCAAAAGTTCTAAAATCAGTTCCAGTCAATAGTTGTTCTTTCATGGGGTTTACTGCTTTACCTTCTTTGATATTAGCAATACCACCTGTCATAGCGTTTAAAGATTTAACCACAAGGTCTCCAATAACCGCACCACCGATCTCGGTGCCTTTTTCTACTGCCGAACTTATCTTACCACTCTGCCAAGCACTACTAACTGCTTGGATTCCTTCATCTAATCTTCTAGCGCTTGGGCCAATGTTTTGACTAGAATATCCTACTGTTGTGTCACTGGTAATTCCATCGGGAATATACAACTGAATCTCAATAACTTGACTGGGCCCAAAAAGGTTGGTGTCCTTAACTGGCTCGCCACGCTTACCTTCAGCAATTGCTTTTCCTGAGTTGTCTGTTGTTCTCTGAGTTGACCTTGTTTTTCTTGGTCTAGTGGTAAAAACAATATAATTCTCCAATGCATCATTGACTGGATATATCAACTCTTTCGTAGGCGCAGTCGGATTTTTCTTACCTAACGACTTCCTAACATTAGCTGCATCCATAGATTTCTCTAAGGACAATCTACGATCTTTTAAAAGTTGTTGTGCATATTCTGCTTGTTCACCAAGTTTGTCAACTTGACTTGTGTAGTTAAGGCTTTCTAGTTTAGCACCAATGCCTTTCAACGAATTAATTGCAGACTTTGCCTTGTTGATCTTACTGAGAATTTTACTGATTGCGCCCATGTGTTATAAATACCTGAAAGAAGTTAATAGAGTTTTTATTATTTATGTCTTATAAAGGTAGGTTTCGCCCAAAGAACTATAAAAAATACAAAGGAGACCCCACAAAGGTCTACTATCGGTCTTTATGGGAGCGAAGATTCATGCATTATTGCGATACTACCGCATCTATCCTAGAATGGAACAGTGAAGAAATAATTATTCCATACATCTCACCCATAGATAACCGAACACATCGATACTTCCCTGACTTCTATATCAAGAAAGCAACTGTATCAGGAAAAATCGTGCGAGAGATTATTGAAGTAAAACCCAAACGACAATGTTCACCCCCCAAAGTTCCTAAACGAAAAACCAAAAGATACATGACTGAGGTTGCAACATATGGTGTCAATCAAGCAAAGTTTAAGGCCGCAGAAGAATATTGTAAAAATCGTAAGTATAATTTTAGGATATTGACCGAAGACCACCTTACCTGAGTATAAATAGTACTATGGCAGAACTATTCGAAAAACTATCTAAACTAAAACCTGTTGAACTAGCAGCCCACTCTGAAGAAGCAATGAATTGGTTTAGAGAAACAATTAGATATATGCCTAGATCAAGGGATGCAATATACCGTGAAGGAAGTAGAGTAAGTAGTATTGTAGAAGGGAATATGTACATGATGTTCTATGATGCTAAGACTAAAGAGAAGTTATCGTATTACGATATGTTTCCTTTAGTAATTCCATTTGATATTCTTAAAGATGGGTTCTTGGGTATTAATTTACACTACATTGCTCCTAGATATAGAGTAATGTTATTAGATGAATTGTATAAACATGAGAACAATACTAAAGAGGGTGTACTCCTAACTTACAAATTATTACAAAAAGTAACTAAATTAAAATATGCAAAGCCTTGTCTAAAGAGATATCTTACCAGTCATATTGTTAAAGTCCCTGTAGAAATAGAAAAAGATTTTTGGGATTTAGCTGCAATGATACCATCTGGTAAGTTTGCAACAGGCTCTATCTCTAAAAGAATAAATACTAACACGGTATACGCAGAATCGAGGAAACAGTTTTAATGTCAATATTAGATGAAATCACCAAGTTAAAAAGCAAAGGTGCAACCATAGATAAACTAAAGTATAATTTTGATTCGGGCGCTAGAGCGAACCGTTTTGATGCATACTTTTTCTTACCCTCAAGCTTTATGAGTCCACAAGCAAGAGCTACAGAGTCAATGTCCATAAGATTAGACTCATGTCAATTACCTGGCAGAGAGCTTAAAGTTAAAGCATTTTCTGAGTATGGAGCAGTAAGACAAATGCCAACTGGGGATATAGATTTAGGTGGTACAATGGATTTTACTTTTATATGTGACCAACACTTTGCAGATAGATTAGTTATTGAAGCATGGCAACAGACAGTATTCAGTGCCTATCCCGATGGCACTAAGACCCGAAGTAAAGACGGAGACCCCGAATTCAGTGACAATAATGAAAGTGGTAGTGAAATTTCCCCAAAAATGTCATGGTATGATGACTACATTGGTCGTATTGAGATTTTTCAACTTAGAATGGATGACAAGCAGGCCTTGAAGTTTACACTCCATGAAGCATATCCTGTTAAGATCGCGGCTCAAGAGTTGAGTCGATCATCTAAAGAAATAATGAAATTTACATGCACGATTGCATATAGGAATTGGGAATCTGAATATATCGATGCACCTGAACGATCTGCACTAAATAAAGGGAGAGTAATATTAGATGCACTACTAGGTGGTGCAAAGGTATTAGGACGATTTGGTAAAGCTGATAAATTCAGAAAGAAGTTATCAAATTTAGATACGAGAGCCACACAGATTAATAATTTATTCGGTGATGGCGGTTAATTACAATATGGAGTAAATTATGGGATTACCAATCCAAAGAGCACCGAAACATAAGTGCGAATTAAGTGATGGAACGATTGTGACATATCGTCCATTTCTTGTAAAGGAACAGAAGTATTTGTTGCTTGCGAAAGAAGGGAAAAGCAGTGTAGAAATACTTGCTGCGATTAGAGAAGTGATAAAGTCTGTCACTGAAGGTAAAATAAATTCTGATAACATAGCTATGTTTGATTTGGAATATCTATTCTTACAGATTAGAAGCAAATCAATCGGAGAAACACAAGAGGTAGAACTCATGTGTGACCAACCCGAATGTGTAGGAATAGGAAAAGTAACAATAGATTTATCTGAAGTTAGGGTTAAATATCCTGAAGAAAAGATAAGTACGACTGTACACTTAACTGATACACTAGGTGTCACATTAAGATATCCTACTGCTAAACAACTTGCTAGCGCAGAAGATGTAGAATCCGAAGGTGATAAACTGGTTCATTTACTTAAGTTTGGAATTGAAACTATTTTTGATGAAGAGACAGTTTATGATACAGACGATGTAAAGGATGAAGAATTAGTTGAATTTGTTGAAAATTTAACTTTAGAACAAGTTGATAAACTTAATGTATTTTTTGAAAACATTCCAACCCTTCAACATACCTTAGAATATGAGTGTGAGAGTTGTCACACTATAAATGAAACAACCCTGAAAGGCTTACAAAGTTTTTTTTGATAGCTCTTTCTCATGAAAGTTTGGTGAACTATTATAACACTAACTTTCAGTTGATGCAACATCATAAGTACAGTTTAACAGAACTAGACAATATGATACCATGGGAAAGAGAGATATATGTTTCTCTGTTGCTTAATTGGTTAGAGGAAGAAAAGGAACGACAGTTAGAGCGGAACAGAAAATGATAGTAATAGATTAATTATGTGTCGGTGAAGTGATTTTTTAATTTTTAATATAGAGGAATAAAAATGAGCGACGATGACGATAAGAAATCGGGTGGTAATGAAGTTGAAATAGACTTAGATAAGTACATGGCACTTATCGAAAAACTCGATGACCAAGAAGACCGAATCAAGGAGATGAAGGAAGATGCTGTTAAAGCACGAAATCAACTTGAACCACCTAAGAGAACATTTGGAATGTTGTTCTTAGATGATAACGATGTTAATGAAAAAGCAATCATAGGATTC